GGGAACCCGACGTGGGTAGAGTGGCTGATGGGGTACCCGACAGGACACACCGACTTAAAGCCTTAGGTAACGCTGTCGTACCACAAATACCTTATCACATAGCAACAACTATACTGGAGGTTACGGATGCATAGACATATTGTTATAGGTCCTCCAGGTACAGGTAAAACAACTTTTTTAAAAAACAAGGTAAATGAGTTAGTAAAAAATAACATTTGTTCTCCTAGAGAGATTGGGTATTTTAGTTTTACTGTTAAAGCTGCAGAAGAAATTAGAGACCGTGTAGTTAATGATAGTTCTTATACGAAAGATGAATTGAAACAAGAGTATCCTTACTTCTGTACTTTACATTCATTAGCTTATAGACAGCTTCAGTTAAAACAATCGCAAATTATGGATGATCATGATTATGAAGATTTATCACGGCTCACGGGACATGAATATGTTAATAAAATGAAAAAAGGAAATGGTGTAGATATATCTATGCCAACAGCTAAAAGTGAATACCAGGATCTTATTAATTTAGCCTACGCAAAGTATCCTGATGATGACGATCGTTTAATAAAAGTTTTTCGTGATACCACACTCAATAACTACGGCGCACGGAACATGATTGAACAAATGGATTTAGATCTTCGTAAATTTAAAGAAGATAGAGATAAGTTTGAATACGTTGATTACTTTATTCAATTTTTAAAAAAAAGAAATTCTCCTAGATTAAAATATTTATTTATAGATGAGGCTCAAGATCTATCCAAACAACAATGGAGAATTGTAGACATGTTACAGGAAGAATCTGGAGCATTAGAAACTTATGTAGCTGGAGATGATGACCAGGCTATTTTTAGATGGGCAGGAGCTGACATTGAGCACTTTATAGATATGGCTCATGATTCAAATAATACTATTATTCCTTTAACACAATCTTATCGTATTCCAATTAGTGTACACACACTTGCCACAAAATTAGCACAGTCAATATCCCAGCGTATCCCAAAAGAATATAATCCGAGAGAAGAAGAGGGGATAAGAAAAGTCTTAAATATCAGACCTTTAAACAAAGGACTTAAAGAAGGTAATTGGTTAATTTTATGTAGGACGCACGAAATTGTAAAGCAAGTATGTGAATCTTTAGAAATATATGGATGGTTATATAAACGTTATGGACAGTCTGTAATTAATTTTAAATACATCGAAGCTATTAGAGCATGGACATCTCTTCAAAATGGAAAAGAAATTTCAGGAGTACATTGTGATACTCTTTATAATTATATGGATAGCACCAGAATAAAAAGAAATTATGGTGTATTTAAAGGACAACCAGAACAAATGTTTAATTTAGATTTGCTTATTAAAGAATATGGGTTAAGAGAAACTATTAAGTTATCGCAAGATAAAGAAGTAAGTGTGAAAGAGATAGCCTGGTATGATATGTTAAACGCAAAAGGTTTTAAAAGAAGAATAAATTATTTAAGATCTATAATGCGTTCAGGAAATAAACTAGATGCTATTCCTCGTATTGAAGTTTCTACTATTCATGCCAGTAAAGGAGGGGAAAGAGATAATGTAATGTTAATTACTGATTTATCTTTTGGTCCTTACAAATCTTCTACAGCTAATCAACAAGGACGGGATGATGAAGCAAGAGTTTTTTATGTAGGAGCTACGAGAGCGAAGAAAGAATTACATATTGTTCATCGAACAGAAGGACAGTACGAATATGAACCTATATTTTTTCATGAAAGGAACTGTGCATGATTTGTAAAGAATTACTTGATGAAGCTAAAAAATTAATTGGTGGTGATCGTCAAGAAGAGTACGGTGATAAATTAAAAAATCATCAAAACATTGCTGACTTATGGTCTGTCTTTTTAGAAAAAAAAATTACAGCGCACGATGTGGCGATATGTATGGCATTGGTTAAAGTAGCACGGCTCATGAACCAACATAAAAAAGATAGTTATATTGATATGGCGGCTTACGCAGCAATTGCTGGAGAAATAGAAGCAAGAACAAATAAAAAAAATATTTCTTTTGAATCAGAAGGGGAAAGGAGAGGAAGAATGACTTCTGAAAGAATTAAAGAATTAAATAAAAAACAGGAGAAGAAAAAATGAAAGACCAACCTAATTGGTTTCCTAAAGTACACCGCATGCCTAGTGAATGGGTACAACCAGACACTTTTCCTGATTTATCTGAGTATGACGAAATAGCTATTGATTTAGAAACTAAGGACCCAGGAATTAAGTCTACTGGTCCTGGATATATTCGTAAGCACGGCGAAGTAGTAGGTATTGCTGTTGCGGTCGACGGATGGCAAGGATATTACCCCATTGCCCACGAAACACCGCCCAATATGGATAAAGAATTAGTTACCAGGTGGCTTAGAAAACAATGTTCTTATGAGAATATAAACTATATTTTTCATAACGCTTTTTATGATGTGGGTTGGTTAACGACGATGGATATTGACATTAAGGGAAAAATAATAGACACTCTAATTGCTGCTCCTCTGGTAGACGAGAACAGGTTTCGTTTTGATCTAAACTCATTAGGAAAGGATTATCTACAAGAGTCAAAGTCGGAAACCCAACTCTACGAGGCAGCTAAAATGTGGGGATTAGATCCTAAAGGAGAATTATGGAAGCTTCCTGCCTCACATGTAGGAGAATACGCAGAGCAAGACGCAGCTGTAACGCTACGCTTATGGCATCATTTAAAAAAGGAAATAACTGCACAAAATTTAATAAATATTTTTGAACTAGAAACAGATCTTTTCCCGGTTCTCTTTAAAATGAAACAAAAGGGGGTACGGGTTGATTTAGAAAAAGCGGAGGTAATTAAAAATGATTTACAATCTCAAGAAAATAAAATCTTACGTTCAATTAAAAAACTCACAAATTGCGATGTGGAAGTCTGGGCAGCAGCTTCAGTGGCGAAAGCATTTGAATCACTCAAAATTTCTTATGACCGCACACCAACAGGTCAACCAAAATTTGATAAAAACTTTTTGGCAAGTCATGATTCTCCTTTGGCAAAGATGGTTGTTGAAGCCAGGGAAATTAATAAAGCGAGAACCACCTTTATTGAAAGTATCACCAAGCATTCGCACCGTGGACGGATTCATGCTGAAATACACCAAATGCGATCGGACCAGGGAGGAACGGTAACAGGTAGATTTAGTTACTCTAATCCCAATTTACAACAAATTCCTGCAAGGAACGCTATCCTGGGACCATTAATTAGATCTTTATTTATTCCGGAAAAAGATTGTGAGTGGGGTATTTTTGATTACTCGCAACAAGAACCACGGCTCGTGGTTCATTATGCATCCATGAAAACCTTCTCAGGTGCTTCTAAATTCGTTGAAGCGTACCAAGAGGAGGAAAGTACCGACTTTCATCAATTAGTCGCTGAGATGGCTGATATACCCCGAAAACAAGCAAAGACCATAAATCTAGGTTTATTTTATGGTATGGGAAAGGGTAAATTGATGTCTCAACTAGGTGTAGACCTAGAAACAGCCACAGATCTTTTAACAGGATACCATGAACGAGTACCTTTTGTTAAACAATTAATGAATGATACAATGAACAAAGCAAGTAAAAAAGGTTATCTCTCTACATTATTAGGTAGGCGTTGTCGTTTTGATTTATGGGAACCATCAAATGAATGGGGCTCTAAAGCTTTACCTTTAAAAGAAGCTCAAAGAGAATATGGTGAAAGTTTTATTAAACGTGCCTGGACTTACAAAGCATTAAATAGATTAATACAAGGATCAGCTGCTGATCAAACTAAAAAAGCTATGCTTGAATTATATAAAGAAGGATATTTAGCACACATACAAGTTCATGATGAATTAGATTTTTCTGTTGCAAGCGACAAAGATAAGAATAAAATAAAAGACATTATGGAAAATTGTGTAGAATTATCGGTCCCTAGTAAAGTTGATATTGAATGTGGAAAGAACTGGGGAGTTGCAGGTGAATAATGAAATCTTTATGTTTAACATTATTCTTGTTTTGCCAAACAACATTTAATAATTTTGATTTTGAATATTCAAATAAAAAAGAATTTGTTCAAGGCATTGTTGACTGTACTTTACTAGCGAATACATTTATTCCTCCAACCGAACGTGTTGTTATTTTAATTAGTGCAGCACAAGCTGTATTAGAATCAGATTGGGGTGAATCTCGTTTTGCTAGAGAAGGAAATAATTTTTATGGTATTATTGAAACAGATCCGACCTCACCACATTTAAAAGCATTAGGTAATTCTGACATTATGATTCGAACATATGGAAGAAAATGTGAATCGGTTGCTGATTATATTAAAGTGTTAAATACACATTCTAATTTTAAAGATTACCAAGAACTTTTACTTAAACAGTGGATTAGTGGAGAAGTAGATCCCGTGGCTATTGTGAAAACGTTGGAAGATTATGCTTTGGATCCTCATTATGTGGATAAAATCCTTAATACTATGGGAGGATTACTCAAGGAATATCCCAATATTTTTCATTTGACAACTAAAGCCTAATCTTATATTATCCCATTAAATGAGAATGGTGCAACATTCTCCGAGTATGGCTGAACAACTGTAACAAAGTAGTAAGGCACATTTGAGGAACGATATGAAGCGAATGCTTTGAAGGGTCCAAGGGTGGTACTGAAGTACTAGTTAACATTTAGGAAATGTTGATTTGTCGGGAAAAGGTTGGGGGTAGTCAAAGAATCCCCCTACTCACACTAAGAAGGAGAAAGTATGATATTAAAAAAAGATTACGAGGCAACATTTAAAGAAGGATTTCGTCTTGGTGTGCGTTTAACACGTGCAAAAGAATGTTATTCTAAAGCAGCTAACTCAAAACGATTAGGCGATCACACGATGGCCGATTTTTACAGCAACGCTGCTAAAGACTGGATGGAGCTTGCTAAAAATACAGGGCGTAGATTTACACCGAGCGTGGCTCACGACCCACAACAACCTGCTTTTGATTTTGGTGATCTAGAGCTTACAGTACACAACGAACCATTTGAAAGGACAGGATCGTGAATATTTTAAAATTTAAGTCAGTAGCTGTGCGTATAGAAACGTACAAGTTACTTAAAAAAATAGCCAATGAAGATAATAGATCTGCTGGTATGCAGATTACACATTTAGTAGAAAAAGAAGCAAAGAAAAGAAAGATGAAGGCTGCGTGATACAAAAATTAGTTTGGGAAAGATTTTATGATTCCGAAAAAGGAACAGAAAAATTAAAACTTATTAAAGCGGAAGGTGTAGGATTTCCTGCAGATCCTAACAAAATTGATAACATTGATGAGAGAGCAGCTCATTTTAAAAAGTACGAAGTAGGAACTATCATTGGGATCTATGATTTTTTAAGCGATCCTGATTATTACACAAAAATGTATACTATTGTACACAAGAGTCAAAAGTATGTTACAAATGTATAATTGTTTTTGTTGTCACCAGGAAACACCGTTTCTTCATGAAATGGATAATTATCCTGATAAAAAACTTTGTTCTACTTGTTATCTTAATGACAAAGAAGAACAGGCACGATGGAATAATCAAGAAACAAAGGAGGCTTCATGATTATATGGCACATCATTGCAATTGTTTTAATTTTTTGGATAGGATGGATATTTGGCAGACGTATGCAAAATGAACATCACTGGCATGAATTAAATGCGTTGCGGCAATATTATGAAAAAAAGAGAAAGACAAAAGAATGGCACGCAAGAGAAATACATTAGAGAAACGATTACGAAAAGAAAAGGAGCGCATCGGAAAGATTGCGCTCCGTAGCCCACGGACCTGGAAAGAAGTAGAAGATAGGAATCATTGGGAAAGATTGAATAGAATTATTAGAAAGAGATATGAAAATACATAGTAACGTTTTAGCCAAAGAAGAACATGAAAGACTTGTAAAGTATATTACAAGTAATGGATTTCAATGGAGTTATAATAACGCAACGTACGACGCAAGTGACAAAACTGATACGCCGCAAATGGTTCGCTCATTAATGGAACGTCGTCACATAGAAGATTGGTCAGACGAACCTAGTCTTTGGACCTCACATCAGTTTTATCATAAATATTTTTGGCAAATACCTCACTTACACGATATTTTAAAAAACTGTGATGTAGAGGGAAAGTATTGGAGAATTAAATGTAATTTGCTTCAACCATATCCCAATGCACCAGAACATCATCCTTATCACGTTGATGTTGATAATAGTGACTGGCAACCGCCTGGTGGTTTCACTAGCTATATTTATTACATTAATGATAGTGATGGCTGCACCTGGTTTGAGAATGGAT